TCTAATTGGCTATAATACTAAAAGTCTTTTGCAAAATAAGATCTATAAACCACTCCAGAACTAAAAGCATAAGGGTTTTCAATTTTTACTTTACCCTTATTTATTTCTGAACTCAGATCTTCCCATAAATACTGAACATCAAGATCGTAATTTGGGAGATTTGGGTTAGAGATTATTTCGCCATTTCTTTTAACTACAACTTCAACAGGTTCAGTTGTAACCTTAGCCGCACTTCTGCTGATTATGCTGGCATAAGAATTTAAAATATTAACAGTTGTGAACGAAAGAGATTCGTCCATTCCCATTGCTTGGTTTGTATAAAAACTATCTACCGCTGCCGTTTCGTCTTCGTTACTGAACTCAAGATCAGTATAATCATCGATTGGCCTATCAACAGGAGTCATTAAGGTTTTGATATCAGTCTTTAAAGGATAATGGCCCAGATTTGCGCTGATCTGCGAGCTTCCTATCAGCAGTCTACCATATCCAACTGGAACAGCTTGACCTTGAGATGTATTGTTGGACTTGCCTCCAAACAAATAAGACTTACCGCCCGCAGCAACTTCTTGATTAAAGTCTGGTTTTGGTGGCGGATATAGCATTCCCATTACACCTTGAAGCGCCAAACTTGCGCCTATACCAAAAAGTGCAGTACCAAGCATAGAAAATGAGCCTGCTCCAGCAGCACCCATAACAGTTGTTGATCCTATACCTCCCAAAACGCTACTAAAAGCCGGACCTAAAAATCCCGCTGCACCAGCAGTAGCGATCATCAAAACTGCGCCAATAGCAATTAAAGCTCCATTTTTTCCTGCTCCCCAAACAATAGGAACAATATGAACTTCTTGCGGAACTTTTGTTATTTCTAGCTCTTTTGGATCTTGTATGACCTGATCGTCAACTATTACTCTGTAAAACACTCCTCTGCTTCCTAACTTTTTTATCTCATCTAGAAAGCCTCTTCTATTAGCGTTGATTGCAAGCAAAGCCTCTTTTGCCGAACCTATGTTAAATCTAAATTCGTCTCCAAATTTGTTTTGCAACTCACCGTATAAATAAACATTAGTCATAATGCTTTTTTAATAATTCTAAGTTTTCTTTTTTTACGTGAGGTTTTCTTGGAACCAAAAGATTAAATTTATTACTCTGCTTGCTATAGATTACATAGGGAATACAAGAATTATCACAATTAAATTTATCAAATTTAGATTCCTTCTCTTCTGTTTGAGGATGCGTGTGGTAGATCGCAGCCAGCTTACCGCTTCTAATGTGGCGTAAAATTTCAAGTGGATGTATTTCAAATACATCATTTTCATACACAGCTATATTTTTTGCAGGCTCAGTTTTTAACTCGCCATTCTCAACAAGAATAAAGCCACAAACTTCAAGGTCAGATTTTTCAGCGTGTTCAACAATAGTTTTCATTGATTAATTGAATATTCTTCTGTTCCTGGGAATCCACCAAATGGTAATGAGGTTTGTTTACCAAATCTAAATGAGCATCCAGTTAAGGTTCTTGAACATTGATCCGCCAACCAATAAACCTTATTAAAAAATGGGTGATTATTTGACGAACTTGTATGGTCTTTAATACAGATATAAACTTTATTCAACGGCTCCCAATTTGGGATAGCGTTTATATCTTGCTTTGGGACTTTTACATTGAAGTTCTCTAAGTAAACAAAATCGCCAATTCTATACTGAGTTTTTAATTTCCATTTGCCCCGATCTCCCGAACCAAAATCAAATAAAGAATAGCCATCCAAAGCGATATTTTTAAATAAAGATATGTCTTTGCTAAATCTTTGGCTAGTTGTCATTTTCCCAGTTTCATCAATATCGTAATAAAATCTTGATGCTGGTATTGCAGTCCAAGTATCAGATCCAGGAGTTTTGTAGTACAAGCCTAAACCTTGCGGAGAGGTTGCGGCTGCACAAAAACGAATTAAAATTCTGTGGTTACCCTCTTGCAACCATTCTTGAATAACTTGAGTTCCTTTTGGGGCAGAACCATTTTGGGCGCCGCCAGTGTAACTGCTAGCGACAACTCTTCCATTTAATAAAATATCGGCTGCGTCATCAGGATCGACGCCTAGAAAATATCTTCCAGCCTCTCCACGATCAACCCTGAAATAACCAATAAATTCATAGCTCTTTGATGTTTCATTGTCTACTGTCGCATTTGCCGTTACTGTTTCAGAAGGAGATGTAGAAGCTACTAATTTTGCGGTAAAATCATCTGCACTTGACGGCGCAGAGCCGTCATTAGTATACTTTCTTCTGATCAATCCAGCGCGCATGTCTGTAGCATAAGATATCCTTACATCATTTTCATCTGCTATTGGTGGGCCAGAATATCTACAACCAAGTCCACGATAATGAAAAGAGCAGTAACGAGACATCACGATCCTTTTTGGGAAAGTAACGTTCTCTAGTTCAAGTGGCGAAGCCAACTCAAATTCCACTATAGATCTAGTTTCAGCAGATTTTCTGAGTATAAAAAATACTTGATCTTCCAGTCCTGCCGTCGAATCTGCGGAACCATAAGGATTTCTGCTTTCAGAAAAGTTCTGATTATCTAAAAATTTTAAAAATGTTCTTTTTCTAACTACTTTAGCTCCAATCAGATTACTATGTCTCCTAAGTAAGTTAGATATAAAAAAGTCTTGATTAGATACAGCTAGTTTAGGTCTAGGCAAGCTTCCATCACCTTTGCTTTCGAACCCTGAGCTTTGAATTGGAAACGGCGAATACTCTTGACCTTGCCAATAAATCGACCCTTGTATTCCATTAGTTCCGCCATGAATGTAAAGTTTCTCATCAGGCTGATTAACATAATCATAATAAATGACGAAGAATTCCAATAAAGCTGTTGGCTCTAGTGAGAAAAGCTCTGCATTGATCTTTTGATTAGACTGCCTTGACATTTCCTTTTACCTTTAGATTATATTACACTTATGGGTACTAAAAACCAAATAAAAATAGAATCCTTTGAGATTCGCCCATTAAGAACGAATGATATTCCAGAAGTTCTAAGATTAGCTATAAAGGCTCAAGGGGCATTCGGAATCACTTCTACAGTGTCTCCTTCTATGTTTTTTAAAGAGATTGCCGTTAATATTCAAAACAACTCAAAAAACTCTATAGTTTACGTGGCTCCTAATGGAGCCATTTTTTGTGTTTTGATTTTTAGACAGATAACCAGCTTGTCTGCGGAGTTAAGCTACGTATTCTCTGATCCTAATGTCTATCAGAGCGAACAGATTAAAAATTCAGTATACGAGGTCTTTGCCAACTCCAAATACCCTGAGATATTTATAAATGTATTTAAAAAGAGAAAGCGACTCAACGCTTTCTTAAAATTGCTGAAAACCTATGGGTTTACGGAGGTTATGGAAGATAATGACGCTTTTCTAAAACTGAAGTTCAAAAAGGCTTGACAAGTTTTGAGAAATCGTATTCCCGTAGGGAATGAAGTTTGAGAGACTGGTTCAACTAGCCAGAAACCTAATCATCTATGACGGCATTGACCTTCGTTGCCGTCACTTTGCTTTTATTCTAAATAAAAACAAAATAGTTTCAATTGGCAAGAATTCTAAGAAGTCACATCCAATTAACCAAAAGTATGGTTACTTTGATGGCAGTGGACTACACGCAGAAGCCTGTGCAATTATTAAGTCTGGCAAAGTCGATCACACAAAGAATACTTTGGTCACTTTCCGAATCGATAGGAATGACAAATTGGCAATGGGTAAACCTTGCAAGCACTGCCAAAAGCTATTGAAAGATGTCGAGTTCAAAGAAATATATTATACCAACGAGCAAGGAGATTTTTGTAAAGCATGAATATTTTAATTATCGAAGCGACCAGTAAACGCAAGCCCCTTGCCGAAGACTACAGCGATACGTCTATCGTGCATTGCCGCAATAGCCTGATTTTGAAGCACGCTCTTGGCGCGGATCTTCTTGATGGTGAGTATGCACTTCCACAAGTACTTGCCAAACAATACGATGTAATTATTTGCGCCTATGCTTCGCCTTATATGCCTCACGTACCTTACAGGCAAATTATTGAGAAGAACCCAAAGGCTCGCTATGTTTGGCTAGTAAACGATCACGACGTTGAAGATAACCAGCTTCTGCGTTGGGGTGTGATCGAAAAAGGTCTAGTTTACGACATGATCTGCAATAATCCAAGAAGCGGCTACAGGCATTGGATATTGAACAAGAATATCGCAAATAGAAAACTTAACGACTTTATCCACAAGTGGCTGACGGTTAATTTAAATTCTTTGATTATTGATCCAGACAGAACACCAGTAAACCACTCAGATAAGAATGGGGTTATTTATTATGGCACTTATCGCAAGTGGCGCGCAGAATCTTTCA